TGCGGCACGTAATCCTCGTGTCGGGCGCAGTCCTCGCCACCGGCCTCCTGATACTTCGAGAGCGTTCGCTTGACGCGGGCGATGTCCTTCTGGTTGAGGTCGATCGAGAAGTTGCCGCCGGGAGTCAGCGACATCAGAGCTGCTCAACTGTCCTAGACATGGGCGAAACTCTGGCGTCGATAATCGGAGTTGTAGAGGTCCATCACGCTCGACGGCGTGCCCGGTCCGAAAACCGGCGTGCCGAAGGCGTTGATGCCCACCGGCCCGCCGCCGCCGGGTCCCTGCCGGAACCACTCGCGGGCGAGGTCGATGGTGGCCTGCTGCACCAGCGGCGGAACGGACGGGAACCCGAGAACGCCGGTCAGCACGATCGTCCCGTAGCCGCGCGGCCAGTAGTAGTAGGTGCCGGTGTAGTCCGAGAGGATGAGGTCGGTGTACGGCTGGCCCAGAGGCACCACGTCGGGCCACAGGAAGTAGCCGGAGGCGCCCAGTGCCACCGTGCCCAGCGGACCGCCGGTGTAGTACGCCAGCGAGAGGCTGGTGACACTCACGATGTCGATGCCGTGGCCCAGCGCCGCGGAGAGGCGGTTGGTCCGCGGATTCGTGACGTGGAGGGTGAACGTCCCGTCGCCCGAGACCTGTGGGTTGCGGTAGAACTGGCGGCCACACAGCTGGTCGACGCGGTCCGAGGCCCGCACGAGGAAGTCCGACAGCACGTTGTTATCGTCCGTCGAGGGCGTGGTCATGGTCTCGAGCAAATCGTCGAGGCTGGCGTAGGCCGCCAGCGCAGTGGCCTGGAACGACGCTCCGTAGCCCGAGTAGTCCGCCGCCACACCCGGCAGGGCCTTGGAATAGCGCAGCCGGTACCACGTCGTCGTCGCGCCCGCAGCGTGATAGACAGTGTATTGCGTGGTGCCGGTGACGATGGCGAAGGTGGCGAACTCGGTCCAGCCTGTCGAGCCATCGGCGGAGAACTCGCAGCGTCCGAGGGCACCCGCGCCGAAGCCAGTCAGGATCTCGTCTGGGTTATCTACCGTTGGGCGGATGATGTTCACGCGGGCACCATCGCTTGAGCGGTTGCCTGTGGCACGGCGGCGGTGGCAGAGCTGTCCGGCCCTTCGCCCGAGCCCTGGATGTTGGCCTGCTCGCCTTCGTAGGTGATGGCCGACGTGTCGTAGATGTTCTCGGAGTCGTAGATGGTCATGTCTGGAGCACCCGCCCGACTTCCTGCCAGTTGGTCGCGTTCCACTCGAAGGCGATACGCGCACGCTTGCCGGCGGCGGGCATCACCCAGGCCGGACCGAACTGGTACTGCGTTCCCCACAGGAAGGTCAGCACGCCAGCGCTGTTGTTGAGGATTTCGAGTTCGATGCGGCCACCGGCGGCACCAGCCGGTGAGGTGGGGTTGGGGATGGTGAAGGCCGACGTGCTGTTGATGCTGAGGCCCAGCGTGGTCTGGGCGCTCCACTCGTAGTTCGTGCCCACGTAGGCGGACCGGTCGAGCCGATGGCGTCGGACCTTGACGATGGTGTCCGCGATGGGGATAACCACGAAACCGGCCGCTCCGGGGTGAGTCGTGAGCGAAGGGTCAACATCCACCGTGCAGCCCGTGACCCCGGCCGAGATTACGACCGTATTCAGCGCCCCGCGAGCCTCGATGTCGCGGATCGTGTGACCGGAACCGCCAGCCGCCGCGATGACCACGCCGCCGCCAGCCGAGTTCTTGTTGAACTGCTTGACGTTCGTAACCGAGTTGCGCAGCCCGTTGATCGTCACGTCGTTATAGCCGACCGCTGCCGTATGGTTCGTATAGAGGCGGATGTTGTTCATCGAGGAGTCGTCACCGTCCAGCCGGATGCAGCGATCCTCGACCGCCAGGTCGATGCTGATGTCCTCCAGCGAGAGGCGTTTCTCCGTACCCGCCCCCTCCACGTAGATGACGCCGTTACCACCCGTCCCCGCCGCGTTCACAATGGTCAGGCCCTTGGCTCCGAAGTCGGCACAGGCGCGCCACGTCAGGAGGCCACCAGACCCATCTGCCGTGCAGTTGATGATGCGCCCGGTCTTCACGCCCTTGAACTGGTAGGCGTAGCTGGTGCCGCCGTTGGCGGCGCAGTTGGAAGCGAGGACCTGCTGACTGGCGGACGCGTCGAGCGTGTCGCCGTCCGACCAGTAGATGATGTGCTCCGGGTTGGGCGAGCCGGCCTGCTTTGTCGGCGTGCCGGTGAGGTTGTTGACCCAGGGCCGCAACTGGCCGATTGCCAGCACTCCAAAGTCGGTGTTGGAGATGCGCAGGCCATTCACCACGTTATCGGCCATCAGCACGCCCGAGTGGAGGACTGCGCCGTTCCAGTCGGAGAGGAAGACGCCCGCTGTCCAGCCGTCCACCTTGATATTGCGGAAGGTGCCCCGATTCCCGGCGTGCCAGATCGCAGAGCCGTACACGTAGGCATCGGAGCCGCGGAAGCTCGGCAGACTGTCGGTGACCGTCGTATACGTTCGCGCGGTCGCTGCGATGCAGTTCAGCGTGAGATTCTCGATCGACACGCCATCCGCGATGACATCGAAAACGGGAACGTTCTTGGTGGCCTGTGTGATCGTCGCGCCGTTGCCCGCGATGCGGACCGCCGACACAATCGAGATTGGCGAGGCAGATATGGCATAGGTGGCGCCCCGTCGCAGAGAGACGATGCCGCCGGTCGAGATGGCAGCGGTCACGGCCGCCTGGAGGGCCGCGAGGGTCAGCGCAGTCGGCTCGAATACGGTGGGCGTCGCGGGGCCGATGCCAAAGCGCGTCTCGATGGCCTCGATGGCGTCATTGGCGTTGGCGTGCTGCGCCGAGTGCGACAGTGAGACCTGGGACTGCCCGGCGGTCGGATTCGTCAGGACATCGAGCGCCGCCGGGTAGCTGGTGGTCATCTAGCGCAGCCGCCGCGGGTGCCGTCGGCCATGTCAGACGAACGCCGTCGCGGTCAGGGTGACGTTCGTGTTTGCTGAGTAGTTCAGCTTCACGTAGCGCCACGCCTGGTCGACCTGGAGCAGGTAGGTCGTGATGACGGCGGTCGTGATCGTGATGGCCGCGACCACGAAGGTGGACGGTGTCGCCACGAGGGCGTAGGGCAGGTTGAAGAAGTTGACCCCGTCAACCGAGCCCTGGATGTTCACGGTCACGGTCGGCGTGGCGCCAACCGCGGAGGTAACCACGAGAGCACCGGGCCGACCGGAGAACTGGCCCCGGTCGGCGGTGTTGGTCGAGTCGGCATTGCCGGTCTGCGCGGCGGAGAGGACGACGCCGGCGCCGCGGTCGGTTTCGTTCAGCGTCGCCATGGCTTACTTCTTCTCAGTCGGGCCGGCGATGGCCTTGTCTTCAGGCGGAGCATGGATGGCCTTGGTCTCGGTCGGCGCCTCGATGGCCTTGGCGTCAGGCCGCGCGGCGTCGTCGCTGAGGTACTGGCGTACCGCGGAGGCGTCGCCCTCCTTCACGCGCTTCCCGTCGGCGTTGTAATAGATCAGGGTGGGCTCGTCGGATGCCACGGTTGGACCTCCTGCAAGGGTGTGGTGACCGGATCGGATGACCCGGCCACCGAATGAGCTGCTAGAGAAGACGGGCAACCTAGTAGTTGGCCGTCGGGTCGACGTAGGAGAGGTAGACGGTGAACTTGCCGGCCGTGAGGGCGGCCGCGGCGATGACAACGGAGACGTCGCGGGCGACGGTCGTCTTGACGCCAGTCGCGGCGGTCAGGGCGCCCGTTGTATCGGCCGGCAGGACGTTCTTGAGGCCGGTGGTCCACGACGCCACGGCGACGGCCGTGAGGATGTCGTTGGCCGCCTCGACCTGGAGGGCAATCGTCGCCGCGCCGCCCGAGGTGAGCGCCGTGGTGATGTCGATCACCCCGGAGGTGATGACGGCGCCGGCCGGGATGCCGGTCGAGCCGGTCAGGGCGATGGTGCTGACAGCCCCGCCTTCGACGGCGAAGTCATAGGTGGCGACGACCAGCTTCTCGACGGCGCCGTAGGCACCCTCGACTCCGGTCGCCGCGCTCTGGACGCGCCGGAGCGTTCCCGGCTTGACGTCGGTCAGCGGATGGTTAGCCATGTGGTTTTCTCCTTCCGCTGGCTCTTAGTTGAGACCTGTGACCTTGGTAAACGCCGACGGCTTTGGTGAAGGCTGACGGGCGGAAGACGACGAGCGCGAGCCGCTCCTCGACGAGGATCGTCCGCTGGTTCGCGGTGAACTGGGCATTGATCCAGCCAACCTGGAGGGACATTTCGGAGCGGCGGAAGACTTCGGCGCCCGCGCGGAACGCTCCGACGAGCGCGGTGTTGGCTGTCATCGCCGTGGTGACGACGGTGTTGAGGCCCCACAGCGTCGAGGCGCCTGCCTGGCTCGGAGGTCCGAACAGGTAGATGCCGTCGGCCGTGGTCATCAGCCGGATCGTCTGCCAGTTGTTGGGATGCAGAACGACTGCATCGCTGGGGAAGTACGAAGCGACCTGCGCCGCGATGGCGCCCTTGAAGATGGCGTCCTGGCTGGCGTCGGTGCCGCGTGCCTGGGTGTTGATGCCCGACACGTTGAGGAAGCCGCGCAAGTTCGGCGCGGTGCCGCTGCCGACGAGCAGCTCGCTGTCTTCGCGCAGCTGCACGAAGAAGCGCAGCCGGGTGTCGATGTAGGACTCGATGAACGGGATGTCCTCGAGCGCCTCGTCGGTGACGGGGAGGCTGGTGGCGATCTTGCGGACGACGCTCGTCTTCTCGGTGAAGGCCATCGCGCTTTCAGGCTTGACGCCCGACTCGGCGGTCTCAGCGGCTGAGTTCGTGGTCGTGGTCTCTTCCATGTAGGCGATGGCGCTGCCTGATGTCCGGCCTTCGGGCATCAGCGAGGCCACGGTGGGCACCTGTGCTCCGGGGGTGATGACCTGCGGCAGCCGGATGTTCTGGATTGACCAGGACGCGGCCGTGTCCAGCAGAGTCTTGAAGCCGAGGCCCTTGCCGTAGATGGCATCGAGGTTGAGCTCCATCGCGTGGCCCGGTGCCTTCGCGGGGATGTTCTTGAACTCCTCGCTCTCGACGAACCGCTCGCCGAGCGACTTGCCCGCGACGGGCAGGCCCATCTCCATGTGGTCGCCGCCGATGGCGCGATCCTGCCCGCCGACGACCGGCTTGGAGGCACGCTTGAGGTCGGCCGCGTAGTCGGACATCGCCTTGGAGTCGCCTTCGAGGGTCATCAGCTCATCGCGTTCCTCGCGGAGCGTCTTGAGCTCGTCCTGGCCCTCGCGGAAGGTCTTGACGCCCTCGGCATCGACGTCGAGCACGCCATCCTTGTTCTTGTGGTCGTCATACCACTTTGCCCAGTGGCCTTGCCGGTCCGCGAACTTGCGGGCGGCTTCGGTGGCTGTTGCCAACGGAGTTTTCCTTTCGGGGTGGGCACGCCGAAGATCCCGACCGCTGTCGGGCTCGGAGTGCGGGGGGGTGGGCGCTAGTTCATGAGGCCGAGATCGCGCGCCTGCATGAGCAGGTAGTCGATCTCAGCGGCGCGTGCCGCCTTGCCCGTGTCCGGTTCCGTGGAGGCAAGCAGGTCCCTGATCTCCGTCTCGGACGCGGCGAGGGACTCCAGGAGACCCTCCAAGCGCGTTCGATTGGCTGCGGACAGGACCCGGCCCTCCTTGCGGAGCCGTGCAATGGCTTGTGCGGGAGATGCAGGCGCCTTCAGGGCGGCGG